CTAGATCCCAGAACGCTTGTGCTATTAGCCTAATAGCTTTCCAAGTAGGTCCCCAAATGGCTTCAATTACCTTAAAGCCCAACTTAATGAGCGGACCAAAGAGTAGCCAGAAGCCCTTAGCAGCGCCCATTATGGCTCGCCATGCAAGGATAAATACAACTATCCAAAGAGCTACATACACTCTAATGATGGTCCAGATTACTTTAGCAGCTGTTGTGACAACATTCGCAACAGCGTTCCAGCTTGTTTTGATAACGCTCCAGATTGACATCAGCGCTGACTTAACTGCGCCATAAACGTCGTTCCAGATGCGCTTGAAGAACCCCGAGATAGGTGACCAGTACTTAATGATAAAGTAGACAGCAACACCAATAGCTACGAAGGCCAGAATTACCAGTGCGATGATAGCTATTAGGGGCAGCAGTCCGATGTCTAGCGCTGCTGCTGCAGCCGTCATAATTGCTAGCGCGCCTGCAAAGAGTAGTACTACACCTACAAGGATAGTCAGTGCAGTAGCGGCTAGAGCCCCATATGCTATCCACTTCTTCGTTCCGGCACTAAGGTTGTCAAACCACTTGAACACCGTAATGAACGCTGCAACCAACTTGTTAAGCACAGGTATGAGTGCATCACCCATCTGCGTCTTCATGATTTCCCAGTTGTTCTTCAGCAGCTGAATCTGACTAGCAGGCTGCTTGAACATGATGTCATAAGCACCCTGCATAGCCCCTGAGCTATTCTTCATACTGCTAGTAAGGTTATTGAGGTCGCCGAAACCTTTAACCGCCGTGTCAAAGAAACGCCTAGCCTGAATAGTACCGCCAGCACCCAAAAACACATTGTGGAGCGTGGCTGAGATATCAGGAGCTGTAAGCTGGAACTTTGCAAAGGTTTTTCCCAAGTCCGTCATAATGTCGTTCATAGGACGGAACTTACCATTTGCACCTATAACAGCAACACCTATCTTGTCCCAGTTTACCCCCATCGCCTGTAGGCGCTTAAGCGTTGTGTCAGTTACAGAAAACTCAATCTCTCTACCCAGGTCATGAAAATTCTTAATCGTCTTGGGGTTTGAGATTGCATCGAGTGCACGACCTGCAGAAGCCGTTGCCATTGCGGCACTTAGACCGTTTCTGGTTAGAAACGCCAACATGCCTGCAAGAGTTTGGATCGATTGACCTGCACGAACTGCCGAAGGCACCGATCGTCCGATAGTGTTAGCAAACTCTGAGTACGTACCAACACCTTTACGAACCAGCTGGAACATAACGTCGTTGACCATATTGACATCTTGTACCTTCATGCGGTACGCATTCAAGATGCCAATGGTAGCACGAGAAGCATCTTGAAGATCAACCTGTCCAGCAACTGCAGCTTTGGAGAACTGAGTCAACAGCGTCTTCGCACCAGCAAGATTAACGTCCATAGAGGAAAAGATGTCATACAGTGACGTCTGCATCTCTTTGAACGGAGCTGGGATAGCTCGTGCTACATCAATACCAACCTGCTTTATCTGCTGCAGGCTAATCTTTTGATGGTCAACCTGAGTCAACGTTAGAGCTGACTCTTTATTGTACTGAATTGCCGCTTGAGTCCAGTCATACAGAACCTTAGCGCCAGCCAAACCTATAGCGGTAACCCCAACACCAATAGACGTGAGTGCCTTACCGCGCTGCATTTGTTGTTCTGCGGCCTTCTTAGTATCATCGTCCATCTTGTTCATAGACGCTGACAATGCTGAGAAGGTTCGACTAGCTTCGTCTCTTGCACGCAGCACTAGTAGAAGTTCGGTTGTGCCAATACTCATACCGTCCTCCTACCGACTAGCTTTGGCTTCGGCCTCACGTTTATCGGCGTCAAGCTTCTCGCGTTCTTGCCAAGCATCTGTCACGATGCTCATTATAAAGACTGTGTAGCTATCCTGGTCCATTAGACCTCCAGGACCAGGGAGACAATTAAACTCCTTGCACATGCGTGTCATGTGTACGACTTGCTGTACGCCTAAATCAGGATCAGACCTATCAAGAACTATTGCGCTTCTGATCCCGAATCGGAGTTTTTTACTTCGTCAGTATCCTCGAAGTTGTTCATCTTGTTGATGTACCGATCGATTTCCTCGCCAATGCGCGGATCCAGCTTCTGGAGATCTGCCCCATTGGTAAAGCTGAGCTTTCGACCAGTTTTGTCTTCGAGGTTGTGGTCTACGATGCAATGACCGAAGTCGAAGACACCAATGGCGACCAGCTGCATACTCATGTGAGCTTCGGCCTGGTCGCCTTGCCCCCGCATGGACATCTGCATGGCCATCGACTGACGATGCAGCTTCTGTCCGTAAGTTAGCCTGCGAAGTGTAACGTAACCTTCGGGCAGTGACTTGAGCGGAAAATCTTTGGTATCCTCAAGGTCTACTACTGCGACTGGCACTTGGCCCTCCCTAGGCCTCGTAACCGGCCAACCGGGCTCTTAAGTGGATCAAAGAACCACACGGCCTATAGGTCCACTTTAACCCTGGTTGTTGGTTGAGTTAGCTGTGCATTATATGTTCTCTTGACATTGAACCGTGACTGTATAGGCTGCTCCAGAGCTATTGATAGGCATCTCGTAGGTGAGAGCTGCACGAAGCAGGTTGCCTTGTCCGCTTAGGTTAACCGTGTAGTCAGACTTGATCGCGACTGGTACCTCAATCGTGATCTGGTTGTTAGCACCCTTACTTGCCAGAATTGTGATATCCTGAGACGTGAGCGCCTTGAACGCATCGTAGTCTGTACGGTCGTTGAAGTCGCGGCTCAGTGAGAAGGTCAGCGCACGTTCGCCGAACGAAACAAACTGTGCACCCTGACCGTTGTTCTTGAGTCGGTATTGCGGTGCACCGTTGTCGTTACACCCGAAGGTAAACGTATCGGTGTCGAAGACTTGCGTAGCAGTAGGAATCTGAATGCTGTACTGACCAGCTCCGAATGGAGTTGTGGTAACCCACGCAGGTGTAGGTACCGATTGAACAGCTTCATTCAGTCCGATAACAGAGGCCTTGAATTGCAGTAGGCCTGCGTTGACTGTAAATTCCCACTGCTGGCACACACATCCGACATAGCCGTACACGATGCCATTACGTACAACTGTGATCGACATTGTCTTCGTTGGCACGGCGAAGGCTGTACCAGTGAAGACATATGTGAAGTTGACCGAACCCGACTTGACTACGCTAGTTCTACCAGTCTCGAGAAAGTACGGAACGACATCTTCGAAGGCCTCCATGGTGATGTCACCAGCACAGCTGACATCACCAGGTACCGCACCAATTACGTCGACAGAAGCACGCACAGGCCTACGCCAGGTAGTGGCCTGCGTGTACTTGAGAGTCTCGCTTAGAACAGGAAAGAACTTGGTAGGAGCTGTGTAGGTGCCTGCTACGGTCTCTAGTGCAATGCCAACAATACCAGACCCTTCAAGACCGACAGTCATGACTGACCTCCTTCGGCACCCTCGGTTGCACTGGCATGTTGCGGTGCAGCAGTGTCGTCTAGCTCTGCGACAGTAATGCCATGCATCGTTTCTGCAGCGTCTACAAGGCTAGCGCCTGGCTGTGTAGCTGGTGCGCCATCTATGTCGCTCATCGATGCATGTGCGTTGCGAAAGTTCAGCTCGGCGACATCGGAGATACTGTAGCTCTTTCCGTTCTGAAAAATGCCAAGTCCCGAGATCTGGATTTCATCGTTAGGACCCAGGTTAGGCATATCTACTGACAGCTTAAAAGGCACTACGCCTCCTTTCAAGAATTAAACATTGACGGTAGTATGGCCTTACTGGTTACTTGAAAGGTTAGCCTAGAAACGCTCATCTGGTTTCCTCCGCGAGTCACATAGCCTGGATCGTTCGCCGTTACCAAACTAGCTATCGCCAAGCCACCCATCTGAGCATCACCATGTAGTACCTTCTCTGTTTCTTCCGCGAGCGCCATTGCAGCGCGTATGTTCTCCTGTGTATCTTCAATGCGATCATGATACACCATAACATAGACTTCTGTAACAGCTAAGATTCTGCGTGGAGCGGAATCGTAAATTTGTGACTTTGGTCCAGGAATAACAGAGACGCAAGGTGTCCGAGGAACCTTAGCCTGATCACCCAACCATACGTCCTGAAAACCTAGCTGGCCCATGTTAGTCTTCAGCAGGTCAATGACGTATGTAACGTGATCGTCTACCCGAACTGAGTTAGTCGTTCCGGGGCTAGCCATTACAGTCCTGGCCTAAAGGCACCCGACATAGTCATGCGCTCTATAAACCAAGCCATGAACACACCTTCAATGGCAACGACATCTTCGGGTTGAATAAGCAGAAACGGTCTCTGAGGTACGTAAGCTGTCTTCTTACCGCCACTACTACCTTTGGCTTTGACCAGCGACTTTGTTGCAGGTGATCCGTAACCACCCTGGTGCACCTTGCCATACCAGACCTTCTGAGGCAGATCTTGAATCGATGCATCTTCGATTCCAACTGTCCAGATGTTAAGCTGCTGTACAGTCTTTGCCAGAAGACCTGAACGTTGCAGAATCGGTGTCTTAGAGCCACGGATCTCGACGGTAGTGTCTGCTAGAGGCTTCCAGGCTTCTGGACGACCTTGGAACTGAAAGTTCTTCTGAAAACTTGGCGCCATAACTTTCTGAATAGATCGTGTTAACGGCGCACGAAAGGACCTGATGTCTAGGCCTAGCCGGTCTAGCTGGGCAGCCTTAATCCTAATGCTAGGCGAAAATGCGAACGAGATGTTGTTATCATATTGGAGAGGCACTAGAACACCTTCCCCATATCGAACGCTTCAGGACCGTCACTGGGAAAGTCGTCTGTAGGTGCGTTAGCAGTACTCACATCGTTAGGAAAGAAAATCGGGTCCTCGATAGAGTCCCCAGGAGGTACTTCAACCACTGCTATACTGCCGGTAACGATACCTTCTGCGATGACGTCTGCTGCTGCTAGGAGTCTAATCGCGTAGGCGTTCTCACTAGCATCTTCGCTGTACTGACGATCGTAGGCCCACCCTGCATATCGCATGGCGATAACCTTGCGAATAATCTGAGGGGTACTTGCCACATCAACCCAGAGAGGTAGGTCTACAGGAAAGGCTGTACCTATCTGAGCTAGTGTAGTAACTGACACAGTACTTTCAAGGTCAGCATCGAGGCTAGGCAGCTTCAGCTTAGTCTGCTCCAGCCACGCTTGTGCCTCAGCTAAAGTTATATGGCTCACTACCTAGCCTCCCCTCGATTACCGACGTACCATGAGCCAGGCAGCAAACGTGAACGATGGCGTAGTTCCACCAATCGTCCAAGCAAGCCGCGCTAGCCCGTCGGCATAGTTGACTAGATTGAGGTAGTTCGTGCTGACCCCTGTGATGTTGGAGACAGAACCGACTGGCCCAGCAGTTGCCGAACCGTACCACGTAGTTCCTCCATCAGGGCTGACCTGGAGGAATGGTGCAAACGTCGGCGAAGTCCCTGAAGCAGCCGTCACGTTGATAACCACTGCACCAGTTTCGTAGGCGCCGAGGTCAAACGTGCTAGCACTCGCACCAGTAGCTGTCTGTGCAGCCGATGCTTGAAGGACAAGTGAGTCACTCTTGAGACCCATATGTCACCTCCGTGCCATCAGGTACGCGGTATACGTGAACGATGGAGTGGTCCCACCAATCGTGTACCCGAGGCGCACTAGACCACCGATGTAGTTAGTTCCTGCACCGATGTATGTCTGTCCTGCTGCAGTGATGTTCGCTGCAGCAAAGACTGGGCCGGTTGCCGTACCAAACCAAGTCGTTCCACCATCAGGACTAAACTGGAGGAACGGCAGAAAGGTAGGTGTAGTCCCTGAAGCAGCAGTAGTGTTGATCAACACTGCCAATGCTTCGTAGGCACTCACGTCAGCAGTGACGGTACCATTACCTGTTGTGGTAACAGTGATACCACTGCCCAACGAGATAATGTCGCTCTTGAGTCCCACGGCTAGCTCCCCGCAGGCTTAGATGACACCGACGTAGCAGACGGTGGAGCTACTGGCTTCACCTCAGGTGCTTTAGATCCGCCAGTCGAGGGCGAGTCCGCCTTCGTCTCAGATTCTGACTTTGCTTCAGGCGTGGTAGCCTTCGTTTTGGAGTCTGGCTTAGCAACGGCCGCATTGTAAGCGTCCATAGCAGCCTGTTCCTTTGCGTTCAGAGCTGCAGGCTCGCCACGCGTGGTCATCTCAGTTGTCTCGCTCAAACGCTCTTCAAGAACGTTTGGATCGTTCGGTGAGTTGCGAGGCACAACCACGTCGTGCACAACCATGTACTGCCACTGCTCAGCACTGTAGGCACTAGGGTCTACGACGTCGCCGGGAGAGTAGCTACCCAGACGCGTATAGGCAACATATTCCTTTGCCATGTTCTATGTCATCTCCCTTCTTAGCCGACGAAGTTGCTGGACAGGACGCTTGTGAACAGGAAGCCACAGATCGACTTGCTGTTCGTGTCGAGACCGACGAGCTTGAGATCGTAGCGACGTCGCGTACGAATGATATCGGAAGCCCTACGCTCTTCACGCCACCGGTCGACGATCTGCGGAGGACCGCCAGCGCCGAAGCCCCAGACGAACTCGTAGCCGTAGGCAGGAACCTTCAACCCGGGGGAAGGCGGGTTGTAGGCAAGCACGACCTCGTTGTTCCAGACGTAGCTGATCGCGAGCGTCTGTCCCGGGTTGTTCGTCGCGAAGCCGAAGCCAGGCACGACAACCTGATTGAGACCCATCAGGCTCGCCACCAGATCGGGCGTCAGGATTGCACGCTCGACGTACTGGATGCGATTGATGAGGTCCTGACTGTCCTCGAGTGCAGACATGACACGGTAAGGAATCACCGCGATGTTTGATTCGAGGAAGGACAGCTTGTGAATCGAACGCTGCGCTAGCCTGATATCCTTGATCGGCGTAGCGTTCGAGTTCAGATCCCAGTTCGGACCGAAGCCTGGAGTAGTTCCCGGCACCGCAGTCAGAGCCGAGTTGTAGCTAGACGATGTCGTAGCCATCGTGTAGATGCGATATTCTCGGCCCAGTGCGACTCGAGAAGCTAGAAGCTCGGCACCATCAGCGTCAGGGTTGAACGGAGTGTCAGCGTTCTCACGCTCTTCGTCTGTAACCGCGATCTGCAGTGCGTGCTCAGCTGCGTAGTACGAGTCGATCGAGAGAGCCAGACCGGGAATCTCGCCAGCTTCGGCGCCTGGCGCCCGAGCGTCGTCGAGCGCAGGGTACCAACCTTCACGACCTGCGTAGATGTAGTACTTGTTGGACTGCTTCTGAACAGGTACTGAGGGAAACAGAACGTCACCGACGAGTCCCTCGTTGTGCCACATAACGCTGATGTTTGTCAGCGGCACATCAAAGTGGACGTTGCCAGACCCTGAGGGGTTGTATACAGCCACCCTATTTCACTCCCTTCGAGGTATTAGGCCAACGCACCGGGCGTGAGCAGGACGTCGATGATGTCGCCGTTAGCTGCAGCAGCAGTTAGAGCGATACCGAAGACAGGAAGAGGCACAGAACCGCCAGCGACCTGAGCGGCCGACATTGCACGTGCGGCCACAGTGCCGCTATTGGCAACGTAGGCACCCTGCGCAATAGCAGCGCTGGCGATAACCTTGGCGATACCCTCGAGCTGGATGCTGATGTGTGCCTTTCCCGTTGCGGCCTTAACAGCATCGAGATTTTCAGCACAAACTCCGATAACCAGCCCTCGAGTCGTAGTGGCGCGCGCTACCTGAGACGGCTCGAGTGTAGAGCCTGCAGAAAGCACAACAACTTCGCCAAGCGCATATGCAGTGGACCCTGTCGCCAGAAAGCCCATTGCAGAAGTGTGAAGAGCTCCAGGCATCAGGCACCGTCCTTAATGTAGCTGTCCTGCCGCGTGGCTGCAGCAAGCTCAGGACGCTGCTTACAGATCTCGACGTACGCGTCTCGGTAGGTGAGGTTCTTGTCGGCTTCCATGAGCCTCGAGACTTCCCTGTTCAGGGTATCTGTCGGCGAAAGGTTCTCACCCTTACGCTGCCAGCCGCGCTCGGTCAGGTCGACAACGCCCAACTCGATCGTGCTCTTGTACGCCTTAAGGACCTCATCAGAGAGCTCCTTCGGTGAGTTCATCAGGATGTGCCGCAGTTGCTCCTTGACCGCTGGAGGCACTGCGAACTTCTTTCCCTTATCGAGCTCGTACAGCTTCCTGTCGACCTCGATCTCACGATTAGCAGCACGTCCCGCGATGATCTCAGCCTGCTGAGCCTTGACAAGTTCAGCAAGCGCAGCGACGGCGGGGTTGTTTCCGATGTCACTCAGCTGTGCCAGAAGCTCTTCGGTCGACTTCGGCGTCGGATCATCGTCGAAACTGAACTTCTTCTTCTTCTTCTTCTTCTTACCAAGATCGTCATCGGTGGGCGGCGTGTTGAGGACCTCCTGCAGCTTAATCAGCTGTGCAGATCGTGCAGCGACCGTCTCGTCGGTTGCGTCCTCAGCGAGCCCCAGGATCCTGCGCAGTTCCTTCGGGTCCACTTGATCTCCTTGCGGCGGAATCTCATCTAGAAGTTCCGACAGATTGACAGGAAGAAGGTCTTTCAGAAACGGTCGATTCGTCAGCGCGCCACCGAACAGAACGTTCTTGTGAACTTTCTCCGTCTGCGGATGCGTCCACTCGTCCGCGAATTCTGGCGAGAAGTACCGATACTCCTTATTGGCCAGAGCAGCTCTTGCCTTAGGCGTAAACGCCACATTCAGGTGAAGACCTTCACCCGGTCGGTATTCGGCTGCCTTAACCCATCCAGCTGCTTCGCCAGTGTGCATCTTGTGGTCGTAGTCGATGTCGGGATCGATACCGCGAACCTTGCTCTTTACGCTCTTGGCGAAGCCATTGAGCTTGTCAGCGTCAAAGTTCATCTCACCGAACAATGGGTGGTGGTAGGTACCCTCAGGAAAGGCCTGAAGCCAAGAGGTGCCGTCGTCACCTTCAGAGAGCTCAACGTCTCCCAGGTCAATCCAGTAACCGTATTTCTGATTCATCACACCTCCTTATGCTACAAGCACTATCTCGATTATATAACCCTAACTTACCGGAAAGCAAGGATTTCGGATATACTAGTAACCTTTTTGCAAGTACCCGTCCAACCGGTCCTAGGATGTTACAAAGAACCACACGGCCTTGGATGCTGTGAGCGTTGTAGCGATTAGGCACAATATGAGAAGCGAACAACCACTTCCAGGCTTCTTGTGTCCATGTGGTCTGGTGTGCTTGATTCCCAACTAAACCTCCATCCAGTGAGGATCGTCTCCGCCGATCCAGAACCCATGGGTATTACATCTGTGACAATGGATTGAAGGTACTATACCGCCGTCATCTGTTATCGTCCAGCCATTACCTCCGAGTGGAAGACGTTGGGTTATCTCTTCACCAGTG